GATTTCTTCACTTGTGGTGAAAAAGACCCTCGAATTTGTGCTAAATACATTATTAACGCTTTAGAATCTGAAAAATATCGAATTCGTGTCGTAAAAAGATAAAAAAAGTGGTATAAATAAAAATAAGAAACTTTTTGTGTAAATAGTGGCTTCAAAGGCATTCAAAGATATCAATTTATCCTTCAAACGTCATCCTGTGACGAATGATTTGGTCGTGATTAAGAATGAAGATGCAATCAAGAAATCTGTAAAGAACATAATTTTTACAATTCTTGGTGAAAAACCTTTTTTACCTCTTTTTGGTTCAAAAATGAATAGTTCTTTGTTTGAATTAGATACAAATTTCAATGAAACTAAAATTTCTGATGAAATTAGTTCAGTTTTACTTAATAATGAACCAAGAATTAGTAATATTTTAGTATCGGTGTCAAATCCAGCTGATAGTCATGAATTAAATGTAACAATTCAATATGACATCACTGGAATTCCATCACCATCACAAGCAGTAGACGTTGTTCTTTTCCCAGCTAGAGTATAATGGCTTTCGGTCAATATGTAAATTTAGATTTTGACGATATAAAAGCGTCTATCAGAGATTATCTGAGGTCTAACACTAATTTTACTGATTATGACTTTGAGGGTTCAAACCTTTCAATTATCATCGATGCATTAGCATATAATACATACATTACTGCATATAATACAAATATGGCAGCGAATGAATGTTTTCTCGACTCTGCAACACTTCGAGAAAATGTTGTTGCGCTTGCTAGAAATATTGGATATGTACCAAGATCGAGAAGATCTGCAAGAGCAAATGTATCATTTAACGTATCTGGACTTACAGAAACATCAACTCTGACTTTAAATACTGGTATCATTTGTAATGGTGCTGGAACAGGTACAAATAATATATTTTCAATTCCAGAAGACATTACAGTACCTGTTGTGGACGGTTTTGCTGATTTTAGTAATGTTGAAATTTATGAAGGAACTCTGATAACAGAAACTTTCACTTATGACTCATCTTTATTCAATCAGAGATTTCTTCTTGATAATTCTTTCATTGATACATCTACAATTAAAGTTAAAGTAAGAACAAATATTAATTCAACATCTTCAGTAACTTATCAACAAATTGATAATATTGTTGGAGTTACTTCTACAACTGCTTCTTATCTTTTACAAGAAATTGAAGATGAAAGGTATGAATTAATCTTTGGTGACAACACAATTGGTAAAAAACTTTCAAATGACAACTATATTACTGTAACTTACATTACAAACTCTGGTAGAGATGGAAATGGCGCTTCAGAATTCAGTTTTGTAGGAAATATTACAAATCAAGACGGTGCAGCGATAGATGCAAACAATATTTCACTAGTTACGACTGATGAAAAGTCACGAGATGGTGATGAAATTGAATCTATCTCTTCAATTAAGTATTATGCACCTCGAATTTACTCTTCTCAGTATCGTGCAGTTACATCATCTGATTATGAATCAGTTTTAGGTTACATTTATCCAAACGTTGAGTCTGTAAGCGCTTTTGGTGGTGAAGAAATGAGTCCACCTCGTTTTGGTAAGGTTTTTATCTCAGTTAAACCTCGAAATGGTGATTTTCTTTCTGATGAAACAAAACGAGAGTTAATTTCAAAATTAAAGAGTTATGCAGTTGCTGGTATTGTACCAGAATTTATAGATTTAAAATATTTGTATGTTGAACTTGAAACAAATCCATATTATAATCCAAGTTTGAATGATACTCCAGATAATCTTAAAAGTGACGTTTCAAATGCTTTAGGTCAATATTCACGTTCAATAGATGTGAATAAGTTTGGTGGAAGATTTAGATATAGTAAAGCCGTGTCCTTAATTGATAGTGTTGACTCATCAATTACATCAAATATTACATTAGTTAAGATTCGTCGTAATTTAAAAGCAGTTTTAGGTGAATTTGCTCAATATGAAGTGTGTTATGGCAATCGATTCCATACACAAGAGAGTTCTTATAATGTAGTTTCAACTGGATTTACAATTGAAGGTGTTACAGGAACTGTTTACCTTGCTGATGAGGTGATTAATCGTGAAAAGGGTCGAATATTCTTCTTCACATATACTGAAGGTGGAACTCCGAATATAATCAAGAAAAATGCTGGAACCGTGGATTATATGCATGGTGAAGTTCTTATAGATACTGTGAACATACTTTCAACGGTAATTACAAATAACGTGATTGAAATTCAAGCAATTCCACATTCAAATGACGTTGTGGGTCTTCGAGATTTATATGTCAAGTTTGATATGACAAATACAACAATTACAATGATTACTGACTTAATTGCGTCAGGTGAAAACACCTCTGGATCAAGATTTGTTCATACACACAGTTATTATACACCCACTTATACAAGAAAATCAAATTCTCCAGTTTCAACAGCTGCGATTCTTCCATCAACTGCTTCTTCAACTGCATCTACCACGACGACAGGTGGAACATACTCAGCATCAACCACATCTTCATCAAGTGCAAGTTCAAGTGGGTCTTCATCATCTAGTTCTAGTTCTGGATATTAATATTAATGATCGATACCTCCATACAAAGAGTTGAAATCAATCAGGTAATTGAAAATCAGTTACCTGAGTTTGTGCAGTCAGAAAGTCCACTTTTTGTGGATTTTATGAAGCAGTACTATATTTCACAAGAATATCAAGGCGGCCCTACAAATATTACTGAGAATATTGACCGATATACTAAATTACAAACTTATGTTGGTTCTGCTCTTACTGAATACACAGGATTAACTACAAATACCGAATCAACTTCATCTACAATTTTTGTAGATTCGACACAAGGTTATCCAAGTAAATATGGATTGATTAAAATTGATGATGAAATCATTACTTATACAGGTATCGGAACCACATCATTCACTGGATGTGTTCGTGGGTTTAGTGGTGTTGATGATATGGATCAACCTACAAGGTCTGACTTATTATCATTTAATACAACTGTAGGTGCTTCTCATACTGGTGGTTCAAAAGTTCATAATCTATCAAATCTCTTTATTCGTGAGTTTTTTAATAAATTAAAAACAACCTATGCAAGTGGTTTTGAAAATAGAACTTTAGATAGTGATTTAGATCAAGTTAAGTTTATTCGACAAATAAAAGATTTTTATAAAACAAAAGGAACAGAAGAGTCATATAAAATTTTATTCCGAGCATTATATGGTGAAGAAGTTAATATTATCAAACCGTCTGATTTTTTAATTAAACCTTCTGATGCAGATTATGGGTTTGCACAAGATTTTGTAGTTAAACCAATTACAGGTGATCCTCGTAATTTAAAAGGATCTACACTATTTCAAGATGCTGACGAAGATGATAGTAATATTCGTGGTGCTTCTGGTGCAATATCAGATGTTAAAGACTTTTTATATGGTGGAGAACATTATTATCAAATAAGTGTATCAAAAGGTTCAATTGATGGCGATTTTATAGTTCCAGGCAGAACTCGAATTGTTGATCCAGTATCACTTGGTTCAACTGTAATAACAGTTGATACTACAGTTGGATTTCCTACAAGTGGTTCTTTGTCACTACCAACAGCGAGTACATCTGGAATTGTTAGTTATACAGGTAAAACTGCAAATCAATTTGTAGGAGTGGACACTGCTGTTGATGTTTTAAGTGTTGGAGATGATGTAAGATATAATAATGTTGCATATGGATATTCTTTTGCAGATGTATCAACAAAGATTGAGGTCTTAGTAACTGGTGTTCTAAAAGATTTTCCAATACCCGATGAAACTTTTTACTTTAACAAGGGAGATAAAGTTAAAGTTGGTTCATTTGGTATCAATAAAAGTTCCGAAGACTTTAATTTTGGATCATATGTTTATAATACTTCTGTCAAATTTACTCCAAAAACAGTTGTTCGTCAATCAAGTAGTAGTTTCACAATTAACACTCTTTCTGATCATGGATTTTTAGAAGAAGATGCAATTGAGGTTTTAGATGGTCAATCTACCTTAGTCGCAGTTGGTCGTGTTTTAAGTGTTGTTAGTAGTTCAACTTTAATATTAGGTGATTTGCCTAGTGTTGCTGAAAATAATTTTGCATTCATTCGTAGAAGACTTAAGAGAGGGAATAGTTCACTACACGATAATATTACAAAATATACAACTGATATTCAAAATGTATATGATCATGACAGTGATAATAAATTTGCATCACCTCCACATCCTCATGCATATGTTGCCGCACCATCTATTCCAAGTTTAGGTAATGAACCTATAGTTGCACCAGACCGTTCTGTAACGTGGACTGGCGCCACTGGCGGCGACGTTATACAGTTGATACAGGTTACTGAGGGTGCATCAGATCATGGATTTTATTCTGGAGAAGTTGTTACATATAACGTTGTTAGTGGTTTTTTAGGTCAGTT